AACCGCGATCCATTGAACGCTCGGCGAGTTATTTCTCTCGTCGTGCAAGCGTCCGCAGGTGAAGAGCTTGAACTGCCGATTATTCAAAAAGACTCTTCTGGTAATTCCCGCGATACGCTTGAGAAATTCTACGGCAACGCACAAAACTCAACTGCTAATCGCTTAACCGGGCGTTGTTACTACTGGGCTTTGAACCGCGCGCTTACTTCCGCTCGTGGTGCTGGGGACTTTGTGCAAGCTATCCGTCCGGCAAAGGACGCGGTGCGGCTAATCTCTTCCGTGTCAGACCGCGCATATCTCAACAATCGCGTTGTCGGCGATATTCAGTTTCCAGATAACTGGTCACAAGAACAAATCAACGCCGCCCTTGACCCAACAAACAAGGACGAGTATATCAATCCGCCGCGAGTGGATATGGACGGGCCGCAGGTGTTCGGTCATAGCGCGGGTATTCAATGGAAATTCGTGACTCCTCAAATTGCGGCAACGGAATCAGAGGCCGTGTTCAAGATGCTTAAGGCGATTGTGTGTGTCTCTGCGCATAACGTACCTGAACATATTTTGTTCGGTCAAGGAGAGAATGCGAACAGAGCAACCGCTTACGAAATGGGAGACCCGTTCTACCAGTATCTGAACGCACGGCAAACGATTGTCAAGAATTGGATTGGCGAAATCTGTGACTTTGTGATTGACCAAAAGTTGATATTCTCGAATGAGCTTGACGGCATACCGGAAGATAAACTCTACGACTATACGATTGTCATGCCGAGCGTGGATGTGGATAATGTTTCACAGCAAGTTGACATCGTCAACAAGAAACTACTGGCTGTGACTTCAGCGAAGATGACAGGAGGCGTGGACGAACAGCAAGCCGGAGCGATTGCGCGTGACCTTCTTGAAGAGCTTGGGATGAAGATACCGGAGAGTCAAGGGATAACAGAATGAAGTATCTCATAATTCTACTCGCGCTTACGTTTGTAGCATGTGACAGCGAGCAACCTACAGACTGGCAACAAACGCTCGCCATTGACAGTGACGGTCGGACAGGATGGAAGGTTATCATCATCGCGGATGTAACAAAAGACAACCCAGTAGTTATGATACCGGACTACGCAACGGAAGTTTTGCTCGTGAAGAACGGGAGCGGATTTGTGCGAGTCCACTCTTCGCCGGATAACAGCGATTATGTTTTATATCAGCAAAGCGATACGCTAAGAATTAGAGTCAAGTAAGATGAACCACTCAGCTAAAAAAGTCAACGCCTATGTTCGCAAGATTGAAGCTCTGAAGAGAGAAGCACTTGCGTTGCGGATGGAGGTTCGGATTGCCATTAACAATTCAACAGAGCTTCACCGTCTGGCAATCGAAGACATGATTGAGCGCAGGATTAGAGACGGCGTGATTGAGACGGCTGAGTACCTTCCCCTGCAAACGCAGATTCAAGCTGAAATAACAGCCATGATTGCGGACGCGCAAAAGATTCTCGCAGAGCAACAAGAAGCCGCGTTTATGACAGCCACGAATAAAGCGCGGGAACTTGTGCTTGAAGCAGGCGGCACGTTTTTCTCGCCGTCCACAAATCAACTTGTGATTGCGCAGAAATTCTCGGCGGACTTAGTAACCGGACTAACCGCAGATGCACTCAAGCAAGTGAACAGCATACTGTCCGCAACCGCGCTCGGCGGCTTCACGCCATACGATGCGATGAAGAAAATGGATGAAGCGATAGGCATTCGTGGTGCTTCCGGCGTGTCGTACAAGTCAGAGACAATCGTGCGAACCGAAGTTCACCGGATTTATTCCGTGGCTTTGGATGCGCAGTTCGAGAGCTTTCTGCAATCCGGCGTGGACAGGCAAAAGGTCAAGAAGCGTTGGGTCTCAGGGCCAGACGGGCCGGGCAGACGTGTGGATCATCAGGATATGGACGGAGAGGAGGTGGAGTATGACCAGCCGTTTATCATGCCGAGTGGCAATCTGCTTATGTTTCCGGGTGACCCCGGCGGCGCGGCTGAGGACGTAATCAACTGCGGTTGCGGTTGGGTACTGTCTGCCGATTCCATTGAGGACGCGGTACTTTCGGCAATCGAGACGCTTTAGCTCAAAAGTGTTGCACATGCAATAATTGGGCGAGTGTTGCATGTGCAACATTGCGGACTCGGTTAAAAACCGTACCTTCCTCGCATGAGACTATTTGCGGCAAAATCACCGACCGTTATTGAGTTCGTGCTAATCGAAGAGGGAACGTGGCACGAGTCTAAGCGCGGCCCGAACGGTAATCAGGTTTACATGACCGCAGAACAAATTCGTGCGTCGGCTACGTTGTTTGACGGCTTGCCTGTTCAGGCGATTGACCGCAAAGCTAATTTGTTTGACCATATGCCGAACGAAATGAAGAATGAGCTATCCGCAGAGGGTGCTCGTTTTTTGCTCAAAGACGTGGTGGGATTCATTCGCACACCCCGCGTGGAGACGTTAGCGAATGGCAAGCTCGGCGTTGTAGCACCGATTCATTTTCACGACGAGCGGGTAGCTACGACGCTCCGCGCTGCCGTTGAAGGCGGCGACCTCGGCTTTACTGGAGGCTCGATTGACGGGACTCCGCAACGCTGGGAAAACAAAATCATTGACGGCAAGCCTTACGACACGGTCTGGCTTGGCGAACTCGATACTTGGGATTTAGCAACATTTCCGGCGGCAGGAGGCAGGATGCTTAGACTGGCCGCCTCACGTTTAATCAACAACGATGGAGAATCACACATGAATCTGACTGCAAAGCAGAAAGCAATCTTACACGGATTGCTGTCCGCCGCCGGAGTCAAGGGTGACGCACTTGAAAAAGCGTTTACCGACGATGCGGACTTTGGCAAGGAAGCTCTTGCCGCCATTCGTGTCGCTCTCGCCGGAAAGGCTGACCTGCTTTTGCAGTTCGACGTTCTGGCGCAGAAGCTGGAAAAAGGCGAGGACGTGGAAAACACGTTCAAAGCTCTTTCCGAACTGAAGTTTGACGACGCGAAAACTGAAGCGGATGCCTCTGCCGACAAGGCAAAAGCTGACGCGGACATGAAGGCAAAGGCTGATACCGATGCCGCAGAAGCCAAGCGCAAGGCAGACCTTGAAACGGCTAAAACCTCGGACGATCCGGCTGTAAAGCAAGCCGCCGCGATTCTTGAGCAGGCGCAAAAGGCGAACGACGAAGTGAATACCAAGCTCGGTGAAATTGAAATTGAAAAGCATGTGACCGCCTCGCGGTTGCCTGACTTAGCAAAGACGAAACTGAGTCAGATACTCAAGCTCCGCCGCGAGTATGACACGAATCGAATTAAGGCATCCATTGACGCGGAAGCCAACTATATCTCGGCTATCGCTCCCGGCAAGTACCTCAACGGCGACCGTCTCTCCGCGTCCTTTGAAATGGGTGAGGCTGAGATTGACACTCTGTTGCTCGGTGTGCAAGGTATGTTCACGAAAGAGCAGCTTTTCAACAGCAAGAAAGAAGCGGTCAAGCCGATTCGTTCATTCCGTGAATTGCACCGTTTGACGGCGAGCGCAGATGAAAACTACGACGCTGAAAAGATGTTCAGGCGTCTCGCGCTCGGTCTTTCACGCGGTCATAACGACGAGGGCTTAGGCTTTCAAGCATCGGACTTTCTTGATGCTGAAACTGGCCGCTTGACTGCCTCACTAACGACAGGAGATTTGCCGCTTATCTTCGGAACGGCTATGCACCGCCAAATGGCGAAAGAGTATCGTATCCAGTCATATCAGGACTGGCGAAAAGTCGTTGAAATTGTGAACTTCTCGGATTTAAGGACTCGGCAATTTGAGCGTTTCGGCGGCTATGCTGCGGCTCCGATTGTCGCCGAGCAAGGCACGTACACGGAAGCCACTTCGCCCTCTGAAGAGCAGGTCGGCCTTTCGATTTACAAGTACGGCATCATCGAGAGTATCACCGAAGAGATGATTATCAATGATGACATCGGTTCGATACAGAGAATCACAAAGGCTCTCGGCCGTGGTATGGCGATTGACGTGTATCACATGGTCTTTGACCCGATTACGAACAACGATGCCGTAGCATACGGCTCTGACACATCCACGCTCATCCACGCTAACCACGCTAACGGCTCGGCCTCCGGCGGCGGGGTATTGACTCAAACATCATGGCAAGCTTGCGTTCAGCGAATGATGGCGCAATCAGCTTTTGGCGAATCGCGAGCGTATCTTGAAAACTATCCAAAGTACATCATGTGCGGATATAAGCAAGAGTTCAATGCGCTTCAAGTCGCAAATCCTGTAGTTCTCGCTCAGCTTTCGGCGGCAACGGGAGGAGGCTTTACGTCGGGCGCAAACTTCCTTCCGAACACCGGACTCCCGAACGCTTACGGCCTTGCCGATGGAGCGGTGATAACGCTAAAACACATAACGAGTGCAACTAATTGGTGGGCTATCGCAGACCCGTCAGAAGTTCCGGTCATGCTTGTCGCTTTCCATAACGGCAAGGACACGCCGGAAATTGTTACCGAGGCCGCGAACTCAGGTTCACACTTCTCGGCTGACAAGATTCGCATGAAAGTCAAACTCCGTCGCGGTGCGGTCTTGAATGACCACCGTGCAATTGACGGACAGCTTGCTTAGGCAGTCCCCCTTGTGATCGGGGCTGTCCTGCGTGTTTACTTTTCGTAGCATAGGGGCAGCCCCCGCAAGAATTTTAACAATCAAGAAATAAAGGAACCATAAAAATGGGAAAAACTTCTTTTGGTGATATTCCGGGACAGGTGGACAGCGTAAGCGTTGCTCTTTCCGCCATTGCCTCGGACGCTGCTGCTTCTACAAGGCCAATTTGTGTTACGAGAAACAAAGGTACGATTGTGGGTGCGCACCTAACCTATGTAACTTCACGCGCCTCTGGAACTAAGACGAACGGATTGACGCTTGTTAATCTCGGTTCGGCTGGCACGGGAACGACCGTTCTCGGCACTGTCCTTGCCTCCGCCGCCTATGCTTCATACAAGCCGCTTTCAATTTCGTTAGCCGCCGCCGGGAGCTTTGCCGCAGGTGAAACAATTGGTATCGTGTGGGCATCCGCAGCCGCAACCACGACCGTTGAAGCAGCTACCGTTCATTTGCATTTGCAATACTAAAAACTTGCACTTTTCACAAGGGGAAACTTTTTAATGCTCTGTCTCATTGCAGTTCCGACGTTTGGTAAGATTAGCCCTTCTTGGGCGCAACGGTTTTTCTACATGGAAAAGCCGCTCGGTCATGTCTGCCCGGAAGTCTTTGACGGCTCAACGCTGAACATCGCCGAGAAACGAAACAACGCGATTCATAAGGCCATTGAGTTAGGCGCGAAAACCGTGCTGTTCATAGGCGATGATGTTCATATCCCGCAAGAGACGCTCTTGCAGATGCTGAAACATTGGCGTAACGGTCACAAGGCGATAACGGGTATCTACTGGACTAAGCAACATCTTCCGCAGCCGTACATCTGGCGTGGCTATCTGGAAGGGCCGTTCTACGATTGGAAGGTAGGCGACTTCTTTGAAATTGACTGGGCCGGGTGTGACTGTCTTTTGTTAGACGTTGAGATGCTCAAGAAGATTCCTGAGCCGTGGTTTTCTCTCGACTATGACATGAGCTTTGACGGTTCCGGTGGTTGGCAAATGTGTCCGACTGAAGACTTGTATTTCTACGCAAAGATGAAGGACGCTGGATTTAAGCTCATGTGTGACGCGGCCATTCAGTGCTTACATGAAGACAGAGCAAGCGGCTTAATGTATGGCGTGACAGATGGGATGCCACAAGCAGACCGCGAGTATCTCCATGACATTAAAGGGAAGCTCGTTGCGGATATTGGTTGCGGAAATTCAATCTATACTGACTATCAGGGGAATACGGTTGTCAGATTTGATTCAGATGAATCCTGTAAACCAGACCACATTTGCGACGTTCGCTCCCTATCAGTTGAATCAGAATTATTTGACATAGCGCAGGCGAATCACGTCTTAGAGCATCTTCCGCTTTCTGATATTGAATCAACGCTCTTAGAGTGGGTTCGCATTTTGAAGGTCGGCGGTGAATTGACAATCAGAGTGCCGAACATTGCCTACGCCGCAAAGAAAATCATTGAAGATAGTTTCTTTTTTGACCCGCGTTGGCCGCATCCTTACGAGCTACTTATGGTTTACGGTTCTCAGGACGCGCCGGGCATGTTCCACCAGTCAGGATTCACAAAGCCATTGCTTCAACGGGCTGTTGAGAAAGCAATCGGAAGCATTTGCACATTTGAAATAACGGAAGAAAAAGATGCAACGGAGCTAAAGCTTGTTGTAAATAAGACAAAGAGCATCGGCGGAAAAAAGCTCGTTGCAAATTCCTTCCTAAAAAAACCTACATAAAAATGAAACACCTACTTAGCTTCACTCTGATTCTCATGCTGTTACAAGTCGCGTTCGCTGATAAGCCAAAGCGTTATGACTGGGACGGCTCAGGCACATATTGGACGCTGGATCGTGGCATTGAGCGCGTGTCTGATTCTACTTCCGGCCTGACTCGTGATACATTGATTTTTCCGAGAGTTGATGGTGTTACAATCGGGCATGCGTACATAGAATTGATTATCTCAGGCAGCGGCGGTGCAACGGACTCTTTCGCTGTCGTTATGAGAAACATCCCTTACTACACGGAAATTGACGCGGCTGGCTCGTTAGGTGATACGCTGGTTTGGATAACTGAGACGGGAACTGAGGTCAAGGTTTTGGATTGGACGGCGGGGAATACTTATCGCTCGAAAGACTTGAGTCTGTACGCGGCTGACTTCTACTCATTCATTTTACTCGGTTCCGCAGGTGACAACATTTTCTACACGTTTCATTTCAAGCAGATTATACCGGGTGTTCGGTAATGCCTAAGACGCTGACCGAAGTACGCAAAGCAGTGGCGCGTTATGTTCAGGACGCCGACAAGAATCTGCTCGAAGAAGATTTTAACGCGGCTATTGATGAAGCCGCGTTTGTTTTGTCTAAGAGAAACCCTCGCCTCGTCTTTGAAGAAAAGACGGGAGACGGTGCGGTGTTTGAGTGGGCCTTAGCTACAGCTACGTTCATCATCGGCCTAAGTAAGATTAAGAATGTTTACTGGCCGTGGGAAGATGACGACACGTTTGACCCGCTCCCGCCTTTACAAAGTGAAGCATATCTTCTCTATGAGAAAACTACTGACGTTTGGTATCTGAAGTCTCGCGGGTTTACGCCGTCAAGCACTGAAGTCATACGCATTC